AGTTGCATCAGTTGAATTAAAATATGTTTTAACTGCCTGAATTTCTGTTTTGATCTTATCTATATCAACATCTAAGGAAGATCGGCGTCCAATGTGCTGATCAAGTGCCATGTTAATAAGCGCCTGCCCTGCATCATTGGTTGGTTCTAATAAGCCAGCGCCATCAATAGGAAGTTTTCGAGTAATTAGAGTATTAAAGTTTCGTTCTTTTACTGAAAGTGCGCCATTAGTTGCAGTTGTCCGAAGCCTAAAAACGGTCACGCCTTCATAGACTGATTTGTCATACTGTGAAGTCAAATAAACATCTTTGACTTTACACTCGGTCATCGGGTTCGCGCCTGTCTTGGCATCAGTTTTTGCTAATCTAAAACGCTGATTTCCTGTTGTTTCAAGTTCTATATTGAGCGTGCGCCCAAATGAATCTCTACTTGTGTATTCAATCCAAAAGTCTTTAGACTTCACTTCACCAATTGGGTTTCCAATGTCATCAATTGACTGATACTGAACTGTGATAACCACATAACCCGGGCGCGTCTTACCATCTTTATTGATGTTGTAGAGGCCCTGCGGAAAATAAATATTAAATTGCAACTGAGTTGCTGATTCATGATAAAGCTCGAACCAACCCACCCATTTATTCGCTACAATTTCTAAATAGATTTCAGAGTTGTTTAAACCAGCAGTACTGCCATTAAATAGTGTTGGAATCTTATCCCAATCGTCATTAATCGTGGTCGCATTCGCTAAACTAATACTATGCTCATCTACAGCACTGACTGAATAGTTAGCATCTAGATCAACACTTTCATCATTATCATTTAAGGTTAAACCAGCTGAGATATCATAGTTCTCAGTGATGTAATTCCAGTTGTAGTTCACTTGTTTTGCTGAATGTAAGGAAATTGCATAACTAAAATTAGATCCCGAAGGGGTTTTGACTATTGAATCGACTTGATACTGTCCAGACAAATCATAATATTTGGTTGTGCTTTCCTCTGTTACTTCATCAATTTCAGTAATTGCAACATTCGCCCCATTTACCAGCAAACCTTTGAACTTCTCGACTGAGTTTATATCTAAGGCAGATTCAACAATAATTTTATAATCGCTGGTGACAGTGCATAAGCCAGATAGAACAATATTTTCTACCCCAAATTGTGCACCAGAAATAGCAATACCATCCCCCACTTTAAACTTGTCTCTAAAATCTAAAGTATTGTCAGTAGTTCGAATCACACCACCAGTTGTGAAATAAATACTCTGACTTTCAATAATCACATCGTTTGGCTGTACAAGGCTTTGACCATTTATTGAGGATGATTTAGCAACATCAAGAGGAAGCGATGTAAAAGCATTACCGACCTTGTAAATGGTGTTGCTGCCTACAATACTCTCACCAGGATCATATGCACTCACACTAATCCCATCGATACCATTTACATCAGTTTCACCATCACGGCAATCTTTGATTTGATAATAACCACGACCTAAAACCATCAAACATTCTTCAACTTCAATGTTATTTTCATAGTAGGTGTAAGTCACCGCAATCAAATCAGGATAAGCGCGCAAGGTGCCGTAAATATCGGGTACACGCGAATTGATGCGCATCTTGTTTGTACGATTTGCTAATTCATTATTTGAAGATCCAATTTTTTGTTGATCAGGCTTTGGCATCGTGAGTATTGAATAAACACTGTACACAGCCATAATTGCAACAAGTGCATAATAGACATACCAAATCCATGCTGGCTTTATTACTACATAAAAAACACCGTCAAGCGCCTGTAAACGCTCAATATCAGATTTGCTCTTTGGCGTAACATCATTACTTTCAGCAACATAGTTGTGATAGATAAAAGTGTTTTCAGGAAATACAGTAAATTGCTGAGCCAAATATGCACAGACATCATCTACCTGTTCCGTAGACCAAGTATTTTTATCGTATGGATCTGGACAAATGATGACTGTTTTTTTCATGTGTAATATCTCGTCTGCCTAAAACCCATCTTGATAATTTCGAGTGGTACATATTGCGCACCACGTCGAGATAGATGTAATAATTTATCTTCAAAAAAAACCCCAACATGTGTTGGGGATTCTTTGCCATTTAAGAAAAAGACAATGCAGGGTGAGATGGGTTCCTCAAGAACATCAAAGCCAGCATTACCATTTAGAAAGTCATTTAATCGCTGTGTTAAATCTTCACCTGTAATTTGTTGCCATGCTTCGCACGCAAATTCATTGCATGTGTATTTTGAAGTCCACACTCGATCCAATAAGTTATCTATAGTCATTAGGCTCTCCGAAGTAATGGAAATTCTTCAATAGCGTAAATACGACCTGTTCTTACACTATTGAGTTGCGGTGCTTGAGCATCAAAAGTCGCTAATCCTGATGTATCTTTAGACACACTGGGAATTTCTAATGCTGGCATCGAGATCATCGGCTCAGATAAATCATCATCTCGATAAATTTTAAAAGAACACTCAGGTTTAATTTTGCGGAATACACTTGAATGAATCTTTTTAACTTCATCCATCAGCTCATCATCCATATCTGCAAGCGTAATAGACAGCGTTTGATCTAAATCATTGGTGACATTATTTCGCTTGATCGACATAGGCTTATAATCATAATTCTGATTAGAAGCTGTAATTCCCTGAGTATCATTCTTAACGTAACGATAAACTTTTGAAAAACTTGGATGGCTGATCTCAATACATTCAAGCTGAGTTACACCACCAGCAGCATTTAGAAAGAAAGAAACATAATCAGACATGAATACTCCTTAATGCATTTGGCATATTCACATTGACGAGCTTTTCAAGTGGGTCTAATAATTCAGATAGATCTATACCCTCATTACCAACCTCAACCAAAAGCCGATCCTCTTCAATATCTACGATCGGCTTTACTCGAAGTTGAGCTGAACATGTAAAAATAAGACCATCTACACTATTTAATTGAAATGAATCTTCAACAAAATACGCTTCATAGTTCTTATATTCAGGTCCATTCACTTTGAGTGGTGCATAAAAAAACTCATTTGGGTTTTCACACCAAACATTGTGTAAAGCATTTAGATATTGAAACCCTGCTTCTTTTACAACCCATCGGACACTTACAGTGTGGTATGCACTCTTAAATACTCGTCGATAACGCGGAGCGCCACCATCAAGTTCTTGAGAAATAACACCACTCTTGAATCCAACAGAATAACCACTTTGCGTGACGCATCTTAATAAGACATTTGGCATGGTTTCTCCAATAAAAAACCACCCGAAGGTGGTTGTTGGTTATTCTTTCTTACTACAATTGGTCAAGTGCCAATCCAATATCCTCAGCCCTTTTTAGCCAGTATTCAGCTTCTATAAACTTAATAGATTGCTCTAATCGATAGTCAGCTTTGGTTCTCATTTTCTTAAATCGATTAATTTCAGTGAAAAGTCTTAATGCTTTAACTTTATCTGATGAAGGAATATTTTTATCTTTAAGGCGACTAATCATTTTCACATGAACACCTCCATTCGATATTGTTTCTTGCCAATTTAATCTAGCTTCTACATTTTCAACCAATGAGTGATATGTGTAGTAATACGATCTTCCAATAATATTTCTCGCATGTGCCTCAATATGTGAATTTTCCGTATTAATTATAGATTTGCAATGATTTAATATTTCGTCTTTAGTCATTTTCTTGAACTCCATCAAAAGGGTGAAAACCAAATGACAGAACATTTAATTCATCTATAAGATTGAGCTTATAACACTCATCAAAAATTTGATTATCTAAATACAAAAGTTTCTCATAAGATGCATCTATACTAGCAGATATAAGGAATTCTCCTTCAACAACACTATATTCAAAAGACCAGCATCTTGCATTATTGGATATAACAACACTGTGAATGATATTCATCATCATGCGTAGTTTTTCAGAGTCTATGTTGTTCCATTTATCTAAATTTTGAAAAGTCTCTATCTTATCCTTGAATTTTTCTATAACACTCTTCCTTTTTAGTAATTCTTCAAGTCGACCACATAAATAAAACTCAAGGATGAAATCGCTGGGTAATTGAGATAGGTCAAGATTACTCTTTTCCGTTAAATCAATAATTTTTTCAATAGTTTGGCTTGCTTTTACATAATCCAAGGTGTGATTAAATACATAATGAGCATTTCTTAATACCGATAAATTAGTACTTTTATCAGCATTCAGTACTGCTAAAGCATGTGCTGTCTTTAAATTATTGAAATTTAACTCGGTTAGACTATCAAGCATTCGCCACAACTCCAAAGGCGTTTGATCTTTGCTCTCAGCCAAAAGCTTCTTACAACGAGCATAATTAAACTCGGAAAGAGTTTGTCCGAGACCTAATGATGCTAATGTTGAAATAACATCATCTGTTTTCTTTTTCCTTGCTGGAGTGGCCATATTTTTTTCCAAAAAATAACCACCCCAATTTACATCAATTACAAGAATTTTAAAATCTATCTTCTTCTGGTTGCAGTTGTATTCTGTTGAACAGATTTAGAAATCTGACTGTTTGGATTGCGAAGTTGTCCAGCAACTATTTCTTGCACCTCATCAACAGTGACATAGATTTTCCCATCCGCACCCTGTCTTGCAGTAACCTTGGACGAGCCATTATTGTTGATAACAATGTTTGGACCTTGCGATTTACTATTAGAAAGATAGTTCGTCAAATCCTTATTTTGTTGAGGATTTAAGACACGTTCACCACCATCTAAAAGCCAAGTACCTTCACTTGGGATGTTATCAATACCATTGTGGGCCATACCCTTTAAAGATATAGATGAAATAGATGTTATTGCTGGCATCAAGGCCGCCATAACAGCCGCGCCACCAGCAAACTTCTGAGTCAAAGTCATTGCACTAGGATCTGCAAAAGCAGTCGAATATGCCGTATAAGCCGCCACCATTGATGATGCAATAGAAAACGCCTGTTGCATTGCAAACATTGTTTTATATGCACCTGAACTTTCACCAAGAATACCTTTAAACATATTTGCAAATGAACCAGTCAATTGCTGAGCTTGGGTTAATTGCAGATTCAAAGAATCCGTTTGATATTGATTTTCAATATCAATCATACGTTGATTATGTGCAGCCCAAATTTGTTCACGAACCTCAGCTAATTTTTGTAAATCAGCGCCTGGCTCTTGCTCTTGGTTTTCAACATCTGCAATCTGTGTATCAAATAGATTTTGTGATGCGCCCATTCTGCTGAATTTATCTTGGTTAACTTGAAAACGCCCAGTCGATCCATTCATTTGAGATTGAACAGAATCCCATCCCATAGAGGCATCTTTTAAACGCCGATTCATATCAACTTGATTTTGAAGTTCAAGCATCTGTGATTTAAAAACTTTTTCTTTTGGATCTTCGTTGCTCTGATCTAAAAGTCTCCTTTCGATGTCATATTTTGCTTTGGCAAGCTGAATCTCAGACATGTAAAATTCAGTTGACTGAAGTAACCGTTGATCTTTAGCAAGTTTTGACTTTTCAAGCTCATAATCATAAAGATCATCATAAGCCTTTTTACGAAGTGCTTTTACATCGTCGCTATACTTGCCCTCAGCATCTAATTGCTCCTTAGCTGAATCACGCTGATAGATTAGCTTTTGATCCTCGGTATATTTATAGCCATTGAGCTCATAATCTTGCTGGAGTTTTGCCAATTTATCTTGGGCATTATAGCGTTCTTTGATTTTAGGCAAGAGTTGAGTTTGACCAAGAATCGTGGCTTGAGTGATTTCTTCATCTCTAGCCTTAGATCGCTGAATTGCTTCAGTATCATACTTGGCTTGAAGTTGCTTAATTTCATCTTCTGTTTTGGCGCGAGCTTTAAAAGCTTCATCATCAAACTTAGCCCACATTTTAATGGAACTGAGTGAGTTCTCAGGGTCAGATCCTAAAAGATTGCTAAGTTTGTTGTAATACCCGTCTTGTTTGGCTAAATGCTTCCCTGCATTCACCTTACCTAATTTGCCATTACCATTGTAATCCCAGCCAACGAAATTTTTACCTATGATCTTTTCAAGATCTCGATATGACAAATTGTCATCGGTAAGTGCATTTTTAGTCTTGCTGTAACTTTTTACAGTCGCAACTTCCTGCATTGCATATTTAGCCATTGCATCCAAGGCATCTTGGGTTTGCTGAATTTTTCCGTTTTTATCAAGCATACCTTGTCCTTGTAAAAACTTCATTAAATTAGCTGAACGCCCTTTTTGCCATGAAAAAAATCCTGTGTTTGTAAAGCCATTATTGAAATCACCATGACTGCCGAACATCGCACTACTGCGGAAATCATTTTCTCGTCCGACTTGTGCAGTCATTACACGCGCTTGCTTATCTCCTAGTCCTGTATTACGGAATGCTTGGTAAACTCGAAGCATATTCCGCACTTGCTCATTATTTCCAGCTAGTGCTACAGCTTGTTTTTCTTGAAGCTTTTGCTGCTTCTCAAACTCCTTAGTACGTTCTTTTTCGGATTTACTTGCTTCATCCGATAGTGTTTTACGCTTCTGATCTAAGACCCATAGATCATTTAAAATTTTAGCTTGCTCGGTGGTTAACTGAACATCTCTTTCAATTTTGTTCTCTTTTCGCCAATTAAGTGCAAAATCAGCAAAAGTTGAAGCTTTCTGTTTATCACCACCAATATTTTTCAATTCTCGATTATAAGTATTAATCCAATAATTATCGTCAAGCATTGATTTGTTGGCAGATTTTCGGAGTTCACTTAGTCTCTGTTCATTGGCTAATTGCTTCCGTTTCTCTTCGGTTACCTCTTTTTCAGCAGCTAAAACACCTTGATGCTGACTTAAATAAGTATTTCTAAAATCAATTTGCTTCTTAAGCTCAACGTTCACACCAGCTACTGAATTCTTGTAGCCATCAGCTTGCTTTGATTGAGCAATAAATGAATCAATTGTTTTTTGAGGAATTGGAAGATTTTCCAAAAATATCTGCGATAATTGCGTTGCTGAAATTGTTCCTTTGCTATAACTATCTAGAGCATTTTTAGCAATAATTAATTGTTTTGCTGAGGCACCAGAATTTTCACTGATTTGAAGAAAGGATTCAGCTGATTTAATAATTGACTCTTTAGAGTTTGAATATGACTCATTTAAGCGCTCAGACTCGTTTGTGAGCTTTGAAATTTTGTCTGCATTTTTCTCATAAAGACCTGAAGCTTTAGCCATATAGCTGTTTGCTAATTCTTTCTGATAACCAAATTCACGTGCTGAACTTATACCCTCATCTAATTGAGCAAAATAACGCTGCGCACTTTTAATCTCCCCATCTGTAAATAATTTTGATTTACTCAGATTCTGAAGTGCAGCTGCTGTACTTAAACCCTCTTCCTTGATCTTTTTAAGTTGATCAAGCATTAGGTTTTGACGTTTAATTTCTTCATTACTTATTGACTCAGAATTACCTGTTACCATTCCCAATAAGCTATCTCTAGCTTTTGAAGCATCAGATTGTGATTTTTTGATTCTTTTATCAATTTCATCCATTTCTGAGATAAGTTTAGCTGCTGATAATTTACTATATTCAGCTGCAATCTCTCTAACAGATTGCTTTTGAATATTAAGAGAGTTTGTGGCTGAGTCTGTATTATCTCTCATTAAAAGCATTGATGCGCCAACGGCCGCCACAATACCTACTAATCCCCCTGCTCCACCAAATAGTCCGAGCAAACCACGCCCAGCCCCCATTGTTGCATTATTTGCTACAGCTGATCTTGTTCTAGCTGCTGCTAAAGCATTTTCAGTGGCAGTTAATTCAGTATTTATAGCAGCTTGTTGTTGACGTAAAAGCCCCATTCTAATATCAGAATTTATTGCGCCTTGATCTGAAATTTGTTTTTTCTTGCGAGCTAATTCTAGTTTCAATTCTTCGATAAGTTGCGCGCGTGTAGCTTGAAGATTAACTAATTTAGCCTCCGCACCTGCCAATTCTTGTGCTGCGGCTACTTTTTCAGCTTCAATCGCTGCCCATTGAATAGCTGTTTGTTCAACTAATTGGGTAGCTTTTCCATATCCTGCAACCACACTTTTATAAAGTGCTGGAATATAAGTGCCAACCCAATAAGCACCACCGATCATAGCAATGTTGGTTACATTGTTAAGGTTTTCTGCGAGTAAAGTTAGAGATCCTGAAATTGCATTTGCAGCCCCACTCCCTTTGCCTGCCTCACCCACAAACTTAGTGACTTCATTGGATAGTTGCGTGAATGACTGAGCAATAGTGAAATCCGTTTTGCCAAATAGTTCATTTACTGAGCCACGTGCCTTTGTTAAAGCGTCAACAAGTACATCACCTGTAATCTTCCCTTCAGCAGCAACTGAACGTAATTGACCTACTGTGATTCCCATACCTTGAGCAATTGCTTTTGCAAGTCCGGGCGCTTGCTCCATTACGGAATTAAGCTCTTCACCGCGTAGAACATTGGAAGCCAAAGCTTGTGAAAATTGAACTAATGCAGCTTCTGCCGAAGCAGCTGAACCACCACTAATTGCGATTGCTTTAGCAACTGTGTCAGTTAATTCTGCAGTTTTCGCTTGAGTAATATTTAAACGCTTTGCATTGTCAGAAAAACGTTGATAGATCTGTGCAACCGAATCCCATGCTTGTGCAGTGTTTTGAGCGATTTTGAAGGTATCGTTCATTGCAGTATTGAGTTCTGATTGGCTCTTAGTGACTAATTTAAGTTTGTTATTTAAACCAGTATAAGTATCCATCTTAGCGATCGCAGTACCAACAGTCACAACCCCAGCCAAATACCCTGCCAATTGACGTGCTGCCACTGACATAGAGTTCATTGAAGTAGTTGCGTAATTA